CCTGTCGTCCGGGACGTTGGACGAAGGCGACAACTTGCCGGCCGCTCTGAAGGGCGTGCGCGATCAGATCGCCGCGTGGCTGGGCATCGACGACCGGCACAGCGACCAGGTGCGCTACGAGTACCGCCAACGCCGCGTCGCTCGCGGCCAATACGGCGTCGAGGTCGAATTCGGCCCGCCGGTCAGCGGCGCGCAGTTCGTCCTGGGCGTCGAAGTGAAGGAGCCCGCATGAGCGCCGCCTACCGCATCGAGCTGTGGCGAGGCCGCGACGGCCTGTACTGGTGGCGGGTGAAGCATCGCAACGGGCAGATCGTCCTCATTTCGGAGGGCTATCGTCGGCGCTCGTCTGCGATCCGTAGTGCTCAGCGGCTCATCGCCGGCATTGGCGCGGCACAGATCTGGGTGATGCCGTGACGTGCGCTAACGAATTGCTGATCGTGCTGATGCTGATCGTGCTGATCGGCGCGAGCGTGACGCGATGAGCACCTGGATGGCGATCGCGCTGGCGGTCCCGCTGTGGGCGATCGCGCTGTTGCTGGTGCTGGCGTTCTTTCGGGGCGCGGGCATCCTCTCGGAAGACGAGGAACTGCCGCGGCAGGCCGAGCCGACGGAGACGCAGAAGGAATTCACATGAGCGCCGGCGCGATGATCAACGGGCAAATGTACAGGGTTCAGATTCATGCGACGGTAGATGACCGAGAGGAGCAGGAGCTGGACTATCTTATTGTGGCGACCGGTGAGGACGATGCTCTGTCCAGGGTGTCGTACTTGATAGACCTGTCTGAGTTCAGAACTTGGCGATGTGTCCGAGTCGAGAAACAAGGGAGAGTGCATCTGATTCGAGCCAAGGTTCGCAACTCGGACAAAGTCCCGGCCGATGCAATACTTGAGCGCCGGCCTGATGGAGTTCGGGGGTTCTTTCGGCAAATAGACAGGAGAGATGCCAAGAAATGGGTCGTCCACGCGAGTACGACGTGCTTTGCGAAGAACGCCAACATGGCACGAGATAAGCTGATGCGGCGAATTCAAACGGGGCATGACCTATCAATCGAAGTCGAAGAAGTAGGGGTTAACTCGGGGTTTGCTATGCCCCGAGACGTCAGTCATCTGCCGAGAGCACATGTTCTGAAGCCACGATGATCGACTGGGTATCCGCACTCCTCTCCTCCTGGGGCTCCTGGGTCGCTCGTCAGCAGGACGGCGGCATCGGCTGGCACCGCTCCGACAGCACCTGCCGCGAGTACAAGGCGCCGATCACCGGCCAGGAGGATCGGCTGCCGAGCGATCTGCGCGGCATCGACATGGATCGCATCAGCCGGGCCGTCCAGGATCTGCCAGACGGGCGCCAGCCGCTGCGCCAGCTCGTCCTGCGTCGGTACGTCCAGCGGCACACCTACCGGCGCCTTGCGGGCGATTTCCTGCGGCCAGAGCAGACGTTGCGGAATTGGATGGGCGACGCGCACGTGCAGCTCGCGCGTGAGTTGACGCGCGTTTCGGAATGGTGAAAAATTCATCAACTCGGCTACCCTCCCGGTAGCTGCACCCAGAGCCCCGCGTGCCGCGAAGCGCCGGGGCTTTTTGCATTGGCCGCGGCCATTTGCTGATGGTCTGGAAATGGCAGACACGAAGTTCAAGCCCGGGCATCCGGGCGGGCCGGGCCGGCCGAAAGGCTCACGCAACAGGCTCACCGAAGACTTCCTCGCCGACCTGCATGAAGCGTGGGGTCAGCGCGGCAAGCAGGCGCTGGCCGAAGCCTCGCCCGATGTGCTGGTGAAGGTCGTCGCCGGCCTGCTGCCGAAGCAAGTCGAGGTGACGCGGCCGCTCGGCGAGCTCAGCGATGATGACCTTGCAGTTGCCCTCGAATATCTCCGCGCCGCTGTTGCTCAAGGCGATGCAGGCGGAGTGGGATCTGCGCCGCTCGCGCAACCGGCTGCGGGAGTACCGACCCTATAGTAAGCAGGCCGAGTTCCACGCAGCCGGCGCGACCTTCCGCGAGCGGTTGTTCCTCGGCGGCAACCGTGTCGGGAAGACGCAATGTGGCGCGGCCGAAATGGCGTTCCACTTAACGGGTGGCTATCCGGACTGGTGGGCTGGGAAGCGGTTCGACAAGCCGGTCCGCGCTTGGGCGGCCGGAGTCACCAGCGAAGCAACTCGGGATGTCGTCCAAGAAAAGCTGATTGGGCCGGCGGCTCTGCGTGAGACGTGGGGCACCGGGATGATTCCACATGCGGCGATTGGTGATGTGACGCTGGGGCGCGGTGTACCGAACGCTATTGACACGGTGTCCATTAAACACAGGGCGGGAGGATTCTCAACGCTGGCGTTCAAGTCCTACGAGCGGGGGCGGGAGAAATGGCAGGGCGCTGCGCTGGAGGTTCTCTGGATGGACGAAGAGCCGCCAGAGGACATCTACTTTGAAGCACTGACTCGGACCAACGAAACCGGCGGCACCGTGTTCATCACCTGTACGCCGCTGTTGGGAATGAGTTCGATCATGCAACGGTTTCTGATGGGATCGTGACGATGCAATGGCGTCCCTGTGTTGGGTATCCGGGATATGAGATCAGCGAGCGAGGCGACGTTCGACGAAACAGCCGCATCAAGTCGCAGTTCAGGGCCCGAAATGGATACATGAAGGTCGGCTTTGGCAAGCGCAACAAAGAACTGGTGCATCGGATCGTGGCGCTGACATTCGTAGGGCCGCCGCCGACCGCTCTACACCAGGTTGCGCACAACGACGGCTCCAGGGACAACAACCACTGGAGCAACCTGCGCTGGGCGACGCCAGCCGAGAACCAGGCCGATCGCCGTCGGCATGGCACACACCATGCAGGCGAATTGTGCGGGTCGGCGCGGCTGACCGATCGTGCCGCGCAGGCCATCAAGGTTCGGTACAGGGCTGGCGGACAAAGGTACGTCGGCGGCTCGATCACGATGCAGCAGTTGGCAAACGAGTACGGAGTCTCGGTCGCGCAGATCAGCCGGATTGTCAATGGCGTACAGCGGACGAGTGGTTATCACCGCGTCGATTGAAGACGCGGGACACTTCACGCCCGAGGAACGGGCGGCCATTGTCGCGTCGTACCCCATTCACGAGCGCGAAGCACGCACGAAGGGCGTGCCGATCCTGGGCTCCGGGCGGGTGTTTCCGATCGAGGAATCGGCGGTCGCGATCGACCCGTTCGAAATTCCGCGGCACTGGCCGCAAATCGGCGGCTTGGACTTCGGCTGGGATCACCCGAGCGCTGGCGTGCGGATGGCATGGGACCGCGACAACGACGTGCTTTACGTGACGAAGACGCACCGGGCGCGCGAGCAGACGCCAGTGCTCTTTGCGGCCGCGGTCAAGCCCTGGGGCGACTGGCTGCCGTGGGCGTGGCCGCATGACGGCCTGCAGCATGACAAGGGCTCTGGCGAGCAGCTCGCGAAGCAGTACCGCGAGCAAGGGCTGGAGACACTGCCCGAGCGCGCGACGTTTGAGGACGGCACGAACGGCCTCGAGGCTGGTGTGCTGGAAATGCTGGATCGGATGCAGACCGGCCGGCTGAAGGTCTTCAGGACCGAAACCCTGTGGTTCGAGGAATTTCGGATGTACCACCGAAAGAATGGGCTGATCGTGAAGGAAAGGGACGACCTCATGAGCGCAACCCGCTACGCGATGATGATGCGGCGTCACGCGATCGTGGAACCGCGCGCCCATGTCGAGGCTGCGCCGATGAACTGGCTGGGCTGAATGGCAACCGACCGCGATCTCCTGGCCGAGGCGCAGGAGCAGTTCGACGAGTGCGAGCAGGCGGAGGCAGAGAACCGCCGCGACGCGCTGGACGACCTGCGGTTCGCCCGCCTGGCCGAGCAGTGGCCTGACAAGATCAGGCGCGACCGCGATTCCGAGGGCCGGCCGTGCCTGACGATCAACCGGCTACCGGCGTTCGTGCGCCAGGTCACCAACGAGTGCCGGCAGAACAAGCCGTCGATCCGCTGCCGCCCGGCATCCGATGACGCCTCGCAGGAGACCGCCGAGATCTACGACGGCCTCATTCGGCACATCGAGCAGTACAGCGACGCCGAGGTGGCCTACGACACGGCCGTGGAATCAGCGGTCAGCAGTGGCATCGGGTACTACCGCATCGGCGTGGAGTACGCGCACGACGACACGTTCGACATGGACGTGAAGATTCAGCGGGTGGCGAACCCGTTCACGGTGTACGGCGACCCGCACTCCACCGCGGCCGATGCGTCGGATTGGAACCGCGCGTTCGTGACCGAGATGATCCCGAACGCTGAGTTCGAGCGGCGCTACAAGGGGGCTGATCGCTCCGACTGGAATGGCAAGGAGTCGCACGAGCAGCAGTGGTTCAACGAGGATGCGACGCGCATCGCCGAGTGGTGGCAGCGCGAAGAGGTCAAGCGCAAGATCGTGCTGCTTTCCGATGGGCATGTGCTCGATGCCGGCCTGTACCAGGAGAACAAGGCCATCTTCGATGCCGAGGGCCTGTCGGTACAGGCCGAGCGCGAGGCGTTTGGCTACCGGGTGACGCAGCGCATCGTGAGCGGCACCGAGGTCCTGGAAACAACCGCCTGGGCGGGTCGCTACATTCCAATCTGCCCGGTCTATGGCGACGAGGTGAACATAGAAGGCCGGCGGCACTTCCGCAGTCTCATCCGCGACGCGAAAGATCCGCAGCGGATGTTCAACTTCTGGCGCACCAGCAGCACCGAGCTCGTGGCGCTGGCACCCAAGGCGCCCTTCATCGGCCGCAAGGGCGCGTTCAACAGTGACCGCGGTCGTTGGCAGACCGCCAATGTCAAGAGCCACGCGTTCCTGGAGTACGACGGCCAGGAGATGCCGCAGCGCCAGGGATTCGCGGGCGTGCCGGCCGGCGCGATTCAGGAGGCGCTGAACGCCGCCGATGACATGAAGGCGATCACCGGGCTGTACGACGCGTCGCTGGGCGCACGCAGCAACGAAACGTCAGGGGTGGCGATTCGTAACCGGAAGATCGAGGGCGACACCAGCACCTTCCACTTCATCGACAACCTGTCCCGCGGCATCCGGTACGGCGGGCGTGTGCTGATCGACCTGATCCCGGCGGTCTACAGCCGCCCGCGGACGCTGCGAATCCTGGGCGAAGACGGCAAGGCGCGCAATGTCCGGGTCAACGAGCAGCACCAGCAGCCCAACGGCACCGCGGCCTTCTACGACCTGACGCGTGGCAAGTACGACCTGGTTGTCGAGGCCGGCCCGAGCTTCACGACGAAGCGGGAGGAAGCCGCGGCGTTCATGACCGAGATGGTGCGGGCCAACCCGCAGGTCGCGCCGCTGGTCATGGACAAGCTGGTCAAGGCGATGGATGTGCCCGAGGCGGACGCGCTGGCCGCCCGCTTCGCAGCGATGCTGCCGCCGGCCATCCAGGCGCTTGAGCGGCAGGGCGAGGACGGCACGCCCGATCCGGGCGCCCTGGCCGCACAACTCGCACAGGCGCAGCAGCAGATTCAGCAGCTCGGCCAGCAGTTGCAGCAGGCCGCGCAGGCGGCTGACAAGGAGCGCAACCGCGTCGCGGTCGAGCAAGAAAAGGTCAAGGTCGATGCTGACGCCAACGAGCGCGAGGCAGGGTTGAAGGTTCGCGAACTGGAACTCGAGGAGCAGCGCATCGCGATCGAGCGCACGAAGGTGCGGGCCGACATTGCGCAGCAGCGCCGCCAAGCGGTGACATCGAGCACCCTCGTGGGCGCAGATGGCCGGCCAATCACGCTCTCCGCCGACCCGCCGGAGTCGATGCCGCTGATGGATGACGAGGTGCAGGCGCTGGCCGCGAGCATCGGCCAGCTCGGCCAAGGCTTGGCGCAGATCGGCCAGGCGCAGATGGCAATCCTTGCAGAACTGTCGCGCCAGAAGCGCGTCGTGCGCGGCCCGGACGGCCGCATTACAGGAGTTCAATAAGGTGTCGAAAGGCAACACATTTGAAACCGA